ACATGTCCAAGAGGGGTTCTAGCCTTGCCAGGCGTATCCTGCATATGGTGGCTATCAATAATCTTAAGGTGGATAAAGGGACAAAAACACCAGTAAATCCAGTTATCCACGGCTATTATAGCGACAAATGCAAAAGCAAGAAGAAAAACGTGGCTGTTGGGGCTGTCATGCATAAAATCTGCAATATCATTTTTGCCATGCTCCGGGATAATAAACCATTTGAGATCATCACTCCTCAGGAACACTGTGAGCGGTATCTGGCAGCGCATCCCGACAAGATACAGAACGCAGCCTAACAGGTTTATCATGAATTTTAAAGATTTCCACATGGGTGGGCTTATTAAAGTTACCCTTTTTTACATCAACTGCTTGAAAAAAACTTTTTTAACATTTTTCATTTTACCTATTGACATTTCTTAGCTGGACTTTCCTCGACTTCATTTTTAGTACGCTCTACTTTATGTAGAGTGTTAATACTTTAAGTAAACTTTTTTCACATTTAGTATTGCCTTTATTCTACTTTCTGTTATAATAAAAAATAAGGGGAGGTGTAAAAATTGTCTGATGATGAATTTAGAAAGATTTTTTCGAAAAATTTAAATTATTTTATGTCTCTAAATAACAAAACCCAAGTAGATCTGATTAATGACTTAGGTTTTAACAAATCAGCCGTGTCTACATGGTGTAATGGTACCCGGTTACCTAGAATGGATAAGGTCGATGTTTTAGCAAAATATTTTGGTGTTAATCGTTCTGATCTAATAGAAAATCGTACGCATGAACAAAATTCTGGTTATTACACCAATCGAGAAACAGCGCAAGTTGCACAAGAAATTTTTGAGAATAAAGAATTACGTGCACTATTCGATGTGCAACGTGATATGGAGCCAGACGATCTAAAAGCATTACACAATATGGCTCTCGCACTTAAGAGAAAGGAACGTGGTAACTATGACGACACCGGATGTTAATATTGTTGTTATAGATTTTAAAACGAGTAAAGGGAAAGAAATGGTTGTACCCAATGAAGATGGAAGTTACACCATTCTGATTAATTCAAGGCTGTCATATGATTCCCAACTTAAAGCGTATGAACACGCTATGCGACATATCAATAATAATGATTTTGAAAAATCAGATGTCCAACCAATAGAATGCTCTGCCCATGAATTATCTTCTAAAGAGGAATTTCCTGTACCCGCACATCAATATGTAGATCGAATCAAGAAATTACAGGCAGAACGCCGCCAAACCCAAAGACAAATGAAAAAAGATCAAGAAAGAGTCCAATTCATTATAGATAACTGTGATATGTTCAGACGGGCAGAAAACCTATATCTTTATGGAGACAATCTATAAGATATAATCCACATAACATTGTAGCAAAAAACTAAAGAGGAATAATTATGGGAATAACAGACGTATTTAAAACAAAGCATTTTAAAAATGATATTGAACGACTTACTGCAGAAAACAATTACTTAAATTCTCTACTCACACCTGAGATGAAAACAGCTGTTTCGATTAATGCTGAAATTCGACGACTTGTCGGTGAAAAACAGACAATCCAAGCAGAAATTGAAGAATTAAAAAAACAGCGTCAGAGAATAGGGCAAGAAATTTGGTCGTTAAATAATGAAGTTGAACAAAAGAAATCCCTCATTATCTATTTAGATGATGAAACTTTATATCAGGATTTTGGCTTATATACTCCTGTATATAATTTGATGAATTCCGAAATGTACAAAGATAAACTTACCATAGTACGCGAAAGACAAAAGGCTATGATAAAAAGCAATACAGCCGCTAATTTCCCTACTAATTTCACTTACAATGACAGTCTCGCTCAAGGGAAAAAACTTGTAACAGATAACGTAAAGCAAATACTTCGTGCTTTTAACAATGAGTGTGAAGCAATTATTGATAAGGTAAAATTCAACAATGTTGAATCCATACGTAAAAGAATTATCAAATCTTGCGAAGATTTAAACAAGTTGAATTCAAAAATGCATATTTCCATCACGCCTTCATATTTAGATTTAAAGCTCCAAGAAATGAACCTCTGCTATGAATATACATTGAAAAAACAAGAAGAAAAAGAAGAACAAAAACGTATCAGAGCAGAACAACGAGAAATCCAAAAATTACAAAAAGAAATTGAGGAAGCAAAAAGAAAAAGTGAAAAAGAAAGAATTCACTATAGAAATGCACTCCATCGTCTCGAGATTCAAATGCAATCTGCAAATGAAATAGAACGGGCTATTTTAGAAGAACGGCACCTTGAAATGCAACAACAGCTTAATAATATTGAAGAAGAAATACGAAAGATTGATTATAGGGAAGCAAATCAACGTGCAGGATATGTTTATATTATTTCAAATATCGGTTCTTTTGGAGAAAATATTTACAAAATAGGAATGACCAGAAGGCTCGACCCAATGGATCGTGTAGATGAGCTTGGGGACGCCTCAGTTCCTTTTGTATTTGATGTGCATGCAATGATTTTTAGTAATGACGCGCCCGCCCTTGAATCAGCTCTTCACAGGGCATTCGATGACCGGAAAGTCAATATGATTAATACAAGAAGAGAATTTTTCCATGTGACTCTTGAAGAAATAGAAGAAGTCGTTAAGAAGAATTTTGACAGGACAGTTGAATTTACAAAAATTCCAAGCGCCGAACAATTTCGTGAATCCCAAATGATACGGCGTCAGTCTGGAGCCGGCGAATTAATAAGACATGAAGCTTCTATAGACATACCCACGATTACTCCCGCTCCCGTTCGCGGCACCCCTGTACCTTCAATAAAAGATGTGATACTTGACCCATCAAAAGAATATCTAAAAACCAAGTGGGGAATTTATGAAATGCCAACTCCTTATCATATTCACCTTACCAGAGGACCGTATAATGATTTAAAACTAGTAGCAACTATATAAATATGATAATATTGTCTGCATAAGGAAAATAGTAGGAAAGTAAGAGGCATAACCGCTCCGGCGTTTATATAAGTTTCTCACTGTAAGGTTGAGTAAACAAAAGAGAAAAAGCAAAAGAAGCATTTTCAATGGCAATAGAACTATACAATAAACCCACTATTAAATATAGGGTTGAAGATTTTAGTATGTTTATCTGCAATGCGTGGGAACTTATGTTGAAAGCTCATATGATAAAAGCATTAGGCGAAAACAGTATATATTATAAAGACAATCCAGACCGAACTCTTTCATTAGAGAATTGTATCCAGAAAATTTTTACAAATAACAAAGATCCTCTCAGGATAAATATCGAGAAAATCATTGAATTGCGTAACACAAGCACACATTTTATTACAGAAGAATATGAAATGGTCTATGTTCCTTTATTTCAATCTTGCGTACTTAATTTTAATGAAAAGATGATGGCATTTCATCAGATAGATATGACCACAATAATTCCTCAAAATTTTTTAACTCTTTCTGTTAGCATGAAAGCGCTTGATGAATCGGAGATAATTGCTAAATACCCTGAAGAAATAGCCACTAAATTACTCAATACTAATATCAACATAACAGATAAGATTCTGGAAAATAACGACAAATTTGCTATAAGAATAGAACATCATCACTTTATTACCAAAAATAAAGATAAAGCCACTTCATTTGTCGGCATCGATAACTCCGCTGACGCAAAGGTAAAAATAATAAAAGAACTAAAAGATCCAAATACTACTCATAAATATAGTACAACAAGTTGCGTCAAGGAAATATGCACTCGTTTGACGCGGCTTGGAATCGAACTAAAATATAATGGTGAATCAAAAAAGTTTAATAATTATCATTTTAATCTTTTTTGTAAATATTACGGGATCAAAAACAATCCAAAACTTTGTTATAAACACCAGTTAACAGGTACGTATGGATATAGTATTCAGACTATAGATTTTATAGTAGACGAAATAAAAAAAGATTCTGATAATATTATTCAAAATCTTAAAAATAATTTAACAAAAAAATAAGTCAACCCCAGGGGCAAAGGAATTCTAAGCTTTATAGCCTACTCCTATTCAGGAACCCAGCCTTGTCCTTCACGAGTTAACTTATTTATAGTATAATAATATGCGTCACTCTTGTCAATATATGTACTAAAATTCATACAATGCTAAAACCACCCCTGCACCAACAGAGACGTTTTCACATAAGAGCACATCCAAAGGTGTACAATAATAAACAAGAAAGGAACGTGATCACATGCCAATGCCCCAGGAACGCACTTACACATCAGAAGACTACTGGAACCTTCCAGAAGGACAACGCGCGGAGCTGATTGACGGGAAACTGTACGCCATGGCTCCACCGAACCGGATACATCAAGAATTAGTTATGGAAATTTCCGCTACAATTCACAGCCATATCAAGTCAAAAGATGGTGACTGCAAGGTTTACCCCGCGCCATTTGCCGTCAATCTGAATGCGGACGATAAAATCTGGGTAGAACCAGACATATCTGTTATATGCGACCAAAATAAGTTATCTGATCAGGGATGCAAGGGTGCGCCAGATTGGATTATTGAAATCGTTTCACCTAGCAGCACTCGAATGGATTATTCCGTTAAACTATTCAAATATCGTACCGCTGGTGTTCGAGAATACTGGATAGTGAACCCAATGAAGAAAGCTGTACAAACTTATATCTTTGAAGGTGAAGAAGATTCAAACTTATTTTCTTTCGATGATGAATTACCTGTTTACATTTTCAATGGTCTGACTATCAGAATTTCTGACCTATTATAGAGAAAACCGCCCCTACGCCAACAGGAACGGTTTCACATAGATGTAACTCGATATAATCGATCCGGCGCTTATATAAAATGTCAACAGAAACAATAGAAGGGAATCTGTGAAATGATTGATGTGGAATAGCAATTAATGATGTAGTAAGCTGCATAACGTCCGGAGAAATAATAAAACAATATGAAGATGACAAACCCTTTCCAAGTTGTTTAATTCTTGGTATCTCTTCACATAACATCCCTATCCATATTGTAGTAAGTACCGATAACGAACATATCCACTTGATAACAGCATACTATCCTGATACTAACAAGTGGAAATCTGACTTCAAAACCAGAAAGGAGCATTAATCATGAAATGTATGAAATGTGGTGCATTAGCCCAAAAAGGAATTACAACAAGTGTAACCGATCTGCAAGACTGTCTCGTAATCGTCCGAAACGTGCCTTGCTTCAAATGTTCGGAATGCAATGAAATTATTTACACAGGTGATGTAATCCAGCAATTAGAGGAAATCATTAATTCTGCGAAAAAAGTTATGCAGGAAATTTCTATCATTGATTATTCAAAAGTTGCATAAAAAACCGCCCCTGCGCCAACAGGAACGGTTTCACATAGATGTAACTCGCAAACCAGAGGATTGCGGTATACACCAACCCTAAACAAGTTGATTATACCATAATCCTCCACTTTTTACGAGGGTTATTTTTTATACCCTTTT